ATCCTACTTTGATTAAATAAATAATTAAAAAATCAATTTACGAGAAAGATCTATTTACACAAAAGATTTGACAGTTTCCTAACTGCATCTAGCAAATCATTAATATTGGTCCAGTCAGCAAAGTATATTTGTTTAATTGAATAAAAATCTTGAAATTCTCTAGCGTCTAAACGAGATTCACCGTTCTTTATTCTTTGACAATATGCTTTGTAAAAGGTGAGCAAAACAGATTTTGCTTCGATTGTTAGTGATTCATAATTCATATTTATCACCTCCTCTCTGATTAAATTTTATCAGAGAAAAGGCACCCTATTTCCCATTTGAGCAAAAAGTTGAAACATTTGAAAGAAGGTGAGAAACATGACTGATGAAGATTTACTTGAAAAGATGAAAAAGTATATTGGTCGCAAGTTGGATCAGGACAGTGATCCTCAAGCGATGAAGGCTATCATTTCTGAGTACATGCACATGAGAGGAGATGATTACCGTTGATGGCCAATGGTTGGAAAACACCCAAGCAGATCCAAGAAGACTATCATCTGGCAGATAAAACTTGGGCTACTTGGCGTAAGAAGTGTGAGGCATCCCCTTATAGGGATGCAATTGTAAGAGTATCAACACGGTCAACGTTTATCATTGAACCGCGTTGGCAAAAGTTCTTGATCTGGCAGTCAAAGAACTATGAAGAAAAACATATGGATCCGCATTTGCGTGGTCTGTAAAACTAGGAGAAATTGAACTATGACTAGAAAAGAAACAGCAATTGTTGTGATGTACGTGACTTTAATCGCTTTAGCGGTCTTAGGACTGTATTGTGTCCCTGACGTTCTTGCAACTGGGATGTAGGAGGGATGCACAATGACAGAACAGACTTTCAATAATTTGCTACACAATAGCAATGCTTTATTTGACCGCAATAATGATATTTGGCCAAAAGAATCAATTTTGACCAAATTACAAAAAAACACGTTGCCTGAAATCAGGTAACGTGTCAAACACATAAGATAAATTGATAATCCTTAACAAGTATACCACCGTAAGAGGAAACATACATGCCGAAGATTAAAAAAGTTTACAAAACCAAGTATACAGTAATTGATAACGCCGTAATTGAAGATACAAAACTATCGTGGAAAGCCAAAGGGCTTTTCACTTACTTGTGGAGCCGACCAGATAACTGGAATTTCTATGTTTCTGAAGTAGCAAAGCATGCTAAAGGGAGCAGAGATCAAGTAATGACTGGTCTTGAAGAATTAGAGGCTGCTGGTTATTTGCTACGCAGTCGCAAGCGAGACAAGAATGGGCGCTTAACAAGTGAAAATGAATGGCTATTATCTCAAGAGCCAAATACTGCTTTGATTGCTGAAGCTGCAGAAAAGAAGGCTAAGAAAACTGGTAAGGCAAAGGCTAAAAAGCGAAAAGCATTTATCAAAGTTGTGTATAACTTTAAGCTGCCTAAGTCGGAAAATCCAACGTTGGAAAAACCTATGTTGGAAAATCCAACACTACTAAATACTAACCAGACTAAATACTTACTAGATAAAATACTTAGTTTATCTCTCTCTAAACCTCTCCCTAAAATCAGAACTGTGGATAAGTTCCCAGCTATTGATTATGAGAGAGATGAAAAACTAAACAAAATCATTTTTAAGTTCAATCAAGCTAGAGCTAAGTATCATAGCCCGATAGTTGCATTCTCAAAATCAGAGCGTGTTCAACTGTCAAAAGCTATTGGCTCTAAGTCACTTGAACAACTTGAAAAGCAACTAGAGCCGATTATTGACAACGTAGCAATTTTTGCTAAACAGTATCCAGCCGGCTACTTTATCAGCTCAGTTAGAAATCTACCGGAGGTAAACATAAATGCATAACGATAAATCCAAAAACATCAGCAAGAAAGTGCTGGTTTACTTACCAGCCGGAATTGTAACTACTCCAGAATGGTTGTTTAGAACATTCACCACGTCTTCGCTTGCAAATCATGGAATCAGGAAAGTGACTGAAGGTCTTAGGACATACAGACCTAGTGGAGAAGTAGAAGCTGGCAGCATTGAATTCGTAGTTCAGATTAATAGCAGTGATCTGGTCATTAGAATTAGTGCTGATACGCCTATTGTTTATAAGGGATTTAAGAAGTGGGAGGCACTTGCATGAAAACTAAGAGAATGATTGATGAACAGCGCATTTTAAATATCATTACAGCGGCTAAGTTTGTTAGCTATGCTCCAATCGACCGTTTGACTAATAATCAACATTTATCAGGTGGGGCAATGACAGACAAAATTAGAATCTCTGCATTGAATTACTTGATTGATAACATTCGTGATGAAGTTGGTTTGGGCTTTGGAGATGTAACAGATAACGTACTGTCAAGCTCATTAAAAGGCAAATCAGGTCGTTTTGCTACAGAAGCAATGATTATGGGCTGGAATTTTGCCAAAGTTATGTCAGCAATGGAGGATAAAAATGACTGAATTAAAAAGAGCGACTGTTAAGTGCCATGGGAAATTTAAAACTAGTTTGAGTATTAATAGAGACGGCGTAAGCATTAGCTTTACTGCTGAAAGAAAGACAGTTGATCTAAATCGTTTGGCTGCAATGCTTAAAGACGGGGCAACAGCCATTTTTGTAAGTGATCAAACGGAGCTTCCGGTTGATGACGATAAGGATAAGCCAGTTAAGGGACAAATGAGTCTTCTAGATAACGGCACTAAGTAGGTGATCTAATGGCTAAAAGACATATTAAGCTATTCAGATATTACAAAGAATGGATCACTGTTTGGAAAAGCCAGAAAATACGCGATGTAACTTATATCAAATATGAGCAAGTTCAGCGCTGGCTTAAAGAAAATGCCCCAAATCTGTATTTAGACAAATTAACTAGGACGGATGTGCAAAAGATCGTTAACAAATACGGTGAAACCCATGAGCTAGAGACAGTTAAGGACTTCCTACACCACATTCAAGCTCCATTAAGGGATGCAGCATATGAAGGATGGGTTGCAAGAGATCCGACTTATAAAGTTGTAGCCTCAAGTCAAGTTAAGCATAAGGCCACACGCCAGATGTATCTGGAAGTTGATGAGGTTCAACGTCTAGAAAAGGTTTTGAAAAAGCACTATCATCCGATAGCTGATATGTGTGACTTTGATCTAAGAACTGGTTTAAGGTTTGCCGAGGTGTTGGGATTAACGCCAGCGGATGTAGATTTTGATAAACACACGGTTTATGTGAATAAAACTTGGAATTATAAAGCTGGCTGCGACAGTGATTTCATGGAAACAAAAAATAAGTATTCCCATCGTGTAATTACGATTGATTCACAAGCTGAAGATGATTTAAGAAGAAACATGTTTGGTGTATCAAAGAGCGAACCTATTTTCGTTAAAAGATGGACTAGTTGGAAAATGACACACAGGACACGTCCGCCACGCAAACGATTTAAAAAGTATGTAGCAATTCATAACGCAACAATTGACAGCTATTTATCTAGATTGTGTAAAGAAGCTAAAGTTCCAAGAGTCACCTTTCATAATCTTAGGCATACGCATGCATCCCTGCTAATCGCTAATGGTGTTTCAATTCAGTCTGTTGCTAAAAGACTTGGGCATGCTGACACTACTACTACGCAAAAGACATATATCCACTTGCTGGATGAAATGAGAGAGAAAGATAATAAGCAGATTGTGAAGATCATGGACGGGCTAGGTGACTAGATGTTATTTGATGTAAAAACAGTGAATGCTTTGCTAGACATCGATGAGTCATATAAAGCACCTGAAAGAATGCTGCAGTTAATGCTTGACAACAATAAGAGAGTTAAAACATTTAAATCTTTTTTGCAAGTATCCACGAAACTTGATTTTGATTGGTTTCATGAATACTTTGAGGATGAACAAGCTGAAAGAAAGAGTAAAAAGCAAGATTTCACTCCTGCAGGTATTGCTAAATTGATGTCTAGGTTAGTAAATCCGAATGCGGGTATCTATTACGAGCCAGCAGCAGGCACAGGTGGAATTTTAATTACCCGATGGAATCAAGATCGAATTAATGATCCTATAGGGCTTCATGGTAACAAAAAGATTCTTGAAAAAAATCCTGGAATTTCTATGTTTACCTATGATCCAAGAAGGTATTGGTATCAGGTAGAAGAGATGAGTGATAGAGCTATTCCATTTTTGCTATTTAATATGGCAATCCGGGGAATGAATGGTGTAGCAGTACAATGCGATTCTCTTTCAAGGGATGCAAAAGAAGCATATTTTATTAGAAATGATACTGATAACTGGCTAGGATTCAGTGAAATTATTAAATTGCCACATACTGAAGAAATTCAGCAAGAGTTTGATATTAGAAATTGGGTAAAGGAGTTTAAATAATGAAAGTTCATTTCGATGATTTATTAACGCAGTTAAACCGTGCTGAAAATGATAATAAATGTAAATATTGCCATTGGCCTTTTAAACCTGTGATGATGAAAAAACGAGATGGATATGTTGAAGCAGTACTAAGTTTACATGATAATCAAGGAACATATTTTGGCTTTTATGAAGAAAGACCGGATGGCAGATATAGCAAAATAGGTCTTGATACTTTCAAATGTTGTCCTATGTGTGGAAGAAGGCTAGATAAATGACCGCATCATTAAAAACAAATAACTGCTATCTTTGCAGTACATTGAATGCTTTTCACGATGGACCAGATTTATATGCATCCACAATGAACAAATTTCACGTTAATTTAAGTGAAATGGATGGTAAATGGTACTTAATGATTAAAGGCTTACCTTATCCTATTAAGTATTGCCCTAATTGCGGGCGAAAGTTGGATGAGAATACCAAGTATGAAATGACAGATTGGCTATAAGCAAGATTTTATTGAGGTGAAAAATGGCAAGTAATAATTTAAGTGATCTTAATGACATGCTGTTTAATCAGCTGGTTCGATTAGACAAGGATGATATCAAAGATGATGAACTGAAAAAAGAAATTGATCGTAGCAAAGCTATGAATGGAATTGCACATACGATTGTCGATAATGCCCGTGTTGTTCTTGATGCAAATAAATTCATGGATACTAGAGAAGACACAAATTTAAAGCTCCCGAGGATGATCGGCGTAAAGGAAGATAAGGAACATGACTAGAAAAGCTTGGAACAAAGGACTGCATGTTGACCTGAGTAGTGGTAAAGGGCAGTTTAAAAAAGGTCATATTCCTTGGAATAAGGGATTGCATAAAGATTTGAGTCATGGAAAAGGTCAATTTAGAAAAGGCAATCGTCCACCTCAATATCGTCCAGTTGGTTCAATCCGACATCAAAAAGATGGATATACATATATTAAAGTTGCTGATCCTAGTGAATGGATGCCGTTTCATCGATATCTCTACGAAAAAGCACATCATTGTCACTTAAAACATAACCAGTTAATAATTTTTTTAGATGGTGACAGATCAAATTTTGATTTAAGTAATTTGATGGTAGTCACTAGAAAAGAAGCGGCAATTATTAACCATGAAAGGCTGCAAATTAAAGGCAACCAAGAGCTATCAAAGACTGGTGTTTTGGTTGCAAAGCTGAAGCAGAAAATTAAGGAAAAAAGTAATGGAAATTAATCAGATTGGTGTTATCACGTTTAAAAATGGCAAGATTGATTCTAAGTCCTCATTTGAAATTAATAGAATCCTACATAGTTCAGACAAAAGGAGTATGAATAGAATGAAAATTGAATTGAAAGTCGGCACGAGAGCAACGACTAAAGATTTCAGAAATACTTACAAGGCTAGGTATCTAGTAGAACATGGTTGGAGGATCGATTCAGTAGTAAAGCCTATGGTTGCTGGATTGACTAATCGTGTAGATTTGATCTCAGTACCAACTAAGTATGGACAGCTAGTAGTAAAGAATGAGGATATGCTAACTTATGTTGGCAATAATGTATGGGATGTAAGGAGCAGCAAGTAATGAGTAAGTACAGAAATAACGCTTCAGCCTTAACTAAAGGGTATGAAGAAATCGACACTAATCCAGATCATTACAAAAGTTCATCTTTTAAAACTGAAAATGATTATGTTGAAGGTGTAGCAATCTACACCATGGATGGGTCAGTTTTCAAGTTTAAAGATTTAACTGTTGATGATGTTTTTGATGCAATCAATGTTAATAAAGATAGATGGCTAAACATCAACAATGGTGGTCAAGTAAATCTTGGCTATGTAATCTGTTATCAGCCTTGGAAATTTTATAAGCATGATAGCCATAAGAGAAAGTATTGAGGCGATAGCATGAAGGAAGAACATAGAACTAAGGCAGTCAAGATTGATATTGACGATATTAGTCAAAAAAGCTGGTCTTATGGGATGCAAAAAATTGCTAAGCAAATTATTGCACAAGCCTATGGTGTCACACCTGATGCAATTGTCATCACATCTGCAGATTTAAAAAGATTGGTGTTTCAAGGTTACAATGCGATGGATTGGAATAAGAAGTTTGCACTGCAACTGAAGATCACACCACGTTTAAAGGAGAAAATTTATGGTAGCAACCAAGAAAACAACGACTAGAAAGACAACTACTACTAAGAGTGAAAAAGAAGAGATGAAGCCACAATCTTTTTTTAAGTATGCATACCCTAATTCTTCATATGTTGAGTTGTTATTTACGCCTTTCAATGCAAATGATCTTACAAATGAGTTGAAAAATAATTGGAATAAAGATGGTATTTTTTCAACTTTAATAGGTATTGATAAGAAAAATGAAACAGTAAATTACGGTGAAGATATTTCTAAAATTCAATATTGGGTACCATTTGCAGTGCCAGCTAAATATGTACGATTGATTAGAGGTTATCGAGTTGAATAAGTATAGACAGCTTGAACGTCAGCAATGGCAAGAAGTAATGCACTTAGTGCACATATGTGAAGCTAAGTATGGATCTATTTCTGAGACACCAGAGAAAGACCAAATGTTTGTAAAGATCAAAAAACTTTGTGCCAACAATAAAGCTGCTGGCTTATCAATTGATCAACAGGAAAAGATAGTTGAAGCAATTGAAGCTGGATATACTAGAACATATATTGCCAGGCGATTCCATGTTACGGGTTCAACGGTAAAAAAAGTTAGAATTGCATATGACTTGAAACCTAAACCAGTATGGAAATATATTCTGTTTAAAGATGGAAAGCCAATTTACTTTATTAAATCAAAGCGTAGAGATTTAACTGCTATCTTTAAACGTAATTTTTACAATAAAAAAGTTACAGAGTCATTTTTACTGAACAATGGGTATAAGTTAAAAGTATGTAATACAATTTGGCAAAATATTCCGATTGGCGCATATTATGTCACACCGGATCATAAGAAGTGCATACAGAAAATTGATGATAAATATAGGGAATAAGTGAGAGGGATGCATTGTGGAGTTAGATATTGATGTTGAAAAAACACTAGATAAGACGCGCGACTTTTTAGAAAAAGATCTCAGAAAATTAGCTAGTTTAGCTGATCGTGACGTTACATCTTTATCTAGTCCTCAATTGTCTTTTAGTGTCAGTCATGGTAGTGCGAAGAAGTCAGATGATATTCTAATTGATCACTGGTCTGCTGATACTGCCTTGATTGCTGTTCATGCTGCTGCTCATCACATTCCTGATCTTGATCACGAAAGAGAAATATTTATTCTCTGCTACTTTAAGTATTATTCTGATAAGGATTTGGTTAATAGATTTACTATTTCAAGATCTAGTTTACGTCGACGAAAGAATCATGCACTGCTAGAGTTTGCAAGAAGATTAGATGTGCAGAAGAGTAATCCTAATCATAATTGTGATTGGCTAGAAAGCTTGATAGTAAAGTAATCTGATAAATAAAATGAATCATTTTTGAACCCTAGATGAACCCTAGGTGAATCATTTGTGAATCAAAGTTGAATCATTTGTGAACCCTCGGTGAACCCTACTCCGTTGTAATATGATAGTGTCGAATGATTAGGGAAGGATCATTCGATACGGTATGTTTTTGTTTAACAATCTTATGGATGTGAAAGACCTCCTTAAATAGGGATGCATATGTATCAATTTGATATGTGTGCATCTTATGCTCAGAGCTTAGTCTAACTGGTAAGGCGTCAACATTGCCCGTTGAGAATGCAGGTTCGAATCCTGTAGCTCTGTTTGCTACCCAATTGTTGTAGTCTCGTTCAATTGATAATGGGTAGCTCATATGAACTTAGTACAAAGGTAGTATGCTGGATTCCAAATCCAGAGATGTGGGTTCGATCCCTACAGTTCGTGTTGGTCACGTGTTAAACGACCGGCAAGCAATCACGTTTGTGATTGCTTATTTATTTTGCAAAAGAAAAGAGGTAGAGGCATGCAGCTCAAGAAATGTAGATATCCAACATGTAATCAGTTAATCCCATTTGATCAAAAGAATCCGTTCTGCAAAAAGCACGGAAAGAATTGGCATCAGCGCCAATTTAATTATCAAAAAACAAATTACAAAAACTACAACAAATATCAGCGCGATCCGGTTGCGAATGCCTTCTATCATTCGGCACCTTGGCGCCGTTTATCAGCTGATCTAAGACGCCAATCTATGTGGACCTGTGAATGCTGCGGTCATACTTATGACGCAAAATCATTTTTGGTTGTTGACCACATTATCCCGTTCAAAGTTGAGCCGAGATTAAAATTAGACCGTAAAAATCTGTGGGTTCTATGCAAAAAGTGTCACTTTTGGAAAACAAAGCTAGAACAGCAAATTTATGGTACATCCCTGATCGCCAATTTAGACACGAGCAAAGCTTGGCCACGCAAAAAAATTCAAAATTGGATTTTAACGCGTGAGAAAAGCAAATAGGCCCCCCGTGGGTCAAATCGATTGAGAGCACGCGCCAAGCCGTCTTTTTCTTTTGAGCGAACAGTAATTAAACTCTGATAAAGGTGGTTTAGATTATGGGACAAATAATTGGAGTCAGTTTTTTACTTTTAGGCCTTTTTGCATTGATTCAGGAAGGAAAAGAATAATGCTACATCGTAAAAATAAAAAAATATTATTAATTATAACTTTGATAGTTTTAATTTTCGGATTATCGGCATGTTCAAGCGATTCTGCAAACGATAATTCGGATGGAGAAGATCATGGGATAACTTTAATACCTATTTTTCATTCAGATGGCAGTACTGACATGTTATTTTTACCGCATTAATTCAGGAGAGAAAGCAGTGAAATATTTTAAATTTGGTCAGCAAATAGGAGGTGATTAGGTGGCAAATATTAAACATGCAGGTCGTAAACGCAAACTTAATGTCGGGGATGGCGACCGTCCTTATCAAAAACGCCAATCTAAGAAATTTAAAGAAATGAATAAGGATCTTAAAGAAGTTCAACCTACGCCCCCTAGTCATTTAGATAAACATGGGAAATGGTTGTGGCGCCAGATTGTACCTGAATTACAGAAAATTGGTAATATTAAATATCTTGATCAGTTGAATTTAGCTGCTCTTTGTTCAGCGTATTCAGATTTTCGAACTGCTGAAGAAGAAATTGCTAAGGATGGTCCATATCCGTTGGCTTATATTGAAGTTCCGCAAGTAATGACTTACAAAAATGCAAAAGGTAAAGAAGTTCAAAAAATTGTTAAAGTTACTAAGCAGGTTCAAGACAAAACTAAGCCGAATCCAATGTTCTCTGTTAAAAATACTGCAGAGCGAACAATGAAAACTTTATGTGCTGATTTAGGTATGAGTTTTAATGCGAGAGCTGCAGCAAATATTGAGAGTGAAAATTATCATGCTCAAAATAAACATGCTGAAACAAGTTCCAGATCTCCTTTAGGTTTGGTGAAGTTCAATGGAGTATGATTTAACAGAAATTAAAAATATTAAAAAGTATGTGCGAGAGAGCGATTTTAAGGTCAAGTTCACTAATATTGCTAATCAAGTAACCGATTATGGTACTAAATTTGCTGCTGATGTATTGCTAACAGATGAATACATTACTGGTAGGGATGTACAATTAGCAGCATTTCGTCACATGAATGATCTTTCTTTACAAGGAACGGATGATTTTCCATTCACTTATTCTGAAGAATACGTTAATGCAATTGAATATTTCACAAGAATACTTCCAAATCCACTTGATTTAAGTCAGAAAATTAAGCCATATGGGTTTGAAAGTTTTTTGTTTGATTCAACACTTGGTTGGCGTGATCTTGAAACTGGCGGATCAAGATTTCATGTAGTTCATTTTTCTACTTCAAGAAAACAGGCTAAGACTTTTTGCGCCGCTGTTTTACTAAATTTTGGCTATTTTGTAATGGGACTTCAAGGATCTGCACAAGATTTCTTAGTTGCATCTGTAGATTCAGAACATGTTAACAAGTTATTTGATTATATTTCATTGCAAGCGCGTCAAATTATTGAGTTACCTGATTTTCATGATGAATGTAAGGCTCAAGACGTTGAAGTTCAGTCAACGCAAATTATCGGTCATAAAAATCGAAATATTGTGCGTAAAGGTACTGCTTCAGGTCGAAATTCTTTTGATTCGAAACACGATTTGTTTGCTATTTTTGATGAAATTGGTGGATTAGATCCAAAATATGATCAAAAAATATCAGATATCATGATGGGTCAAGGTGATAATCCTAATAGATTATTGGTAAAAATCTCAACTGCTTATCCTAATCCAAATTGTGCTTTTAAACATGAAGAAGATAGCTTACGTAAGGCAATTGAGACGGATTCTCACGATGCTGATGACACATTTTTCCTTAATTTTGCTCAAGATAATGAAAATGAAGTCTTTAAGCCTGAATTATGGGAGAAATCGAATCCTTTGCTACATGATAAAGACTCCCATGATCAACGACTAACAGGATTAATTGATTTAAGAAATAACCTTGAAAGACAAGGAAAATTAAGTGATTTTGCTAATAAATCAATGAATATGTGGTCACGTCAGTTTCAAGATTCATATTTGCCACTAAGAGACATTCAGAAAAATATAGTTTCTGATTTTAATATTCATGGCAGGGATGTATTTATTGGGATTGACGCTTCAATGTCTAATGACAATACCGCTTTTGGTATGATTTTCCCTTATGATGATCATAAATTTCATATTGAGCAGTATTCTTTTATCCCATTTGCGCAGGCTAAAACAATTGAAGCTAAAGAGAAACAAGATAGCTTGAGTTATCGTGAATTAGCTCGTCAGGGCTTTTGTGAGATCACTAATAATGTCTCAGGTACGATTAGCTATGAGCAAGTTTGGAACTGGCTAGAACGCTATATTTCATCAAATGAGCTAAATTTAAAAGCTATTGTCGTTGATCCAGCTTACTTAACTTGGTTTGCTAATCGTGTTGAAAATTATCAGCCCGATTGGCCGTATATTCCATTTAAGCAAACATCTTTACAATTGAACCAACCCACTAAGGGCTTACAGAAAGCGTTCATTGATGGAAATGTGTCTTTACTTAAAGATCCTTTGTTAATTGATGGCTTAAATAATGCTGTATTGGTTGCTGATAAAGGTGGCATGGTTAAAATTGACCGGCAGAACCGAGTTAGTCAGCACATTGATAACGCAGATGCAATTATTAATGCGTACTCTCAAGCACAGAATTACTTTGAAGATTTTAACGATAGTAAAGATGTTAAGTTGCTTGATACGATGACACAGGAACAACGAAATAATTACTTTAGAAATCTTTTTGGAGCGTAATATGATCAATAAATTTTGGAAATTTCTCAAAAAAGTTTATTTTCTCTATATTCAGGCAATTCTTTTTGTTGCAGGCTTTGTGCTTTTAAATGTTGCTTGCTATCAGCTTAATGTGACTGCTGGCTTATTTATTTCAGGATTTACATTGATTTTATTCGCTTTGATTATGAATTCTGATCAAGAAAAGAGGTGATTAGATGGGGCTTTTGAGTAGAGCGTCACCACATAGAATTAAAAATATGACGACTTCAGTGCCATCAACTCACGGTTTAGTTTTTACTCAGTTGATAGGTAACGAGCCATTAAATCTAGTAAGTACGAGTAAAGCACTTCTAAATAGCGATATTTTTAGTGTAATCAATCGAATTTCATCGGATATTGCTTCAGCAAGGTTCAAGACAGCTGATCAATATGTTTTTAATCTACTAAATACACCTAACCGGCTAATTAGCCGGTTTTCTTTTTGGCAAAGTGTGATTATTCAACTCTTATTGGATGGTAATTCCTATGTGCCAATTAAAGGTATGAGCCTTGAACAAAGACGTCCTTCAGAGATCAGTGAGATCAATGTTTTGGACGATTATCAAGGGCTAACGTATAAAGTCACACCATTTGACGGTGAAGAAGAGTTTACTCTAACTCAAGATCAAATGTTGCATTTTAGAATTATGCCTGATTCAAGGTATCAGTATATGATTGGCATGTCACCATTGGAATCTTTAGCCTATGAAATGACCATCAGTGCTGATAGTCGAAAAGCAACTCTGAATTCTATTAAAAATCAGATTAGTCCAATCGGCATTTTAACCGTGCCAGCAAGTCAGCTTAATGATGAAGATCGTGAAGTTGCCAGGAAAAGCTTTGAAAAGGCTAATAGTGGTGAAAACAATGGGCGATTAATGGTATTGACTGATGATTCAAAATTCAGTCAGTTAGACGTAAAAGCTGATGTTTTTAAAGCATTGAATGAAAATGCTAATTTTTCAGCATCACAAATATCTAAAGCATTTGGTATTCCAGTTGATATGCTGGGTGGTGGTCAATCAACTGAATCTCAGCATAGCAATATCGATTCTGTTAAGGGTAATTATATTTCAGATCTTAATTCTTATATCAATCCAATTTTGGATGAATTGAGACTGAAATTTAACTGTCCTGATTTAAAGCTAGATGTTAAATCAGCTCTGGATGTTGACGACTCATTAACAATTAATCAGGTCAATTCCATGCTTCAGGCTGGTGTGATTAATCAAGAGCAAGCACAACAGCTTTTAAAGAGATCTGGAGCATTGCCATTAGATTTAATTCCATTTACTTCAAATGAAGGAGGTGAGAATGATGATCAAAATTGATGTTAAAGGTGATGTGGTGGATAACGATACTGGTCAATTCTTTGATTACTGGGGGATGCAGTATGTTTCACCGCAAGTGGTAAAAGAATCATTGGATAAAGCTCAAGGTGATGAGGTTGAGTTAGATATCGCTTCATATGGTGGTGATGTCTTTGCTGCTTCTGAGATTTATACAATGATTAATCAGTACTCAGGTAATGTCACTGGAGTAATTCAAGGGATGGCTGCTTCTGCGGCAACCATTATTGCAGAGGCCTGTGACCACTTAATCATCAGTCCAGCTGGTCAGATGATGATTCATAAAGCATCTACTGCCGGAGTTGGTAATTCAGATGATTTTACTCATACTGCTGGTGTGTTGAATACTACTGATCGAACTATTGCAAGCATTTATCAGAGTAAAACAGGCAAGTCGGAAGATGAAATTCTTAATTTAATGAAGCAAGAAACTTATCTGACAGCCCAAGATGCTGTTAAACAGGGCTTTGCCGATGAAATTATGAAGATTAATGACAAGGTACCACAAGTGGTAAATGGACTTCACGAGATTCCGTCAAAAGATGCAGTTAAAAAATTTAAGAATTTAATTCAAAGTCAAAAGGGCATCGATTCAAACTCTAAACAGTTTGAAAACGATGCCCTTTTTAATGAAAAATTAGCAATGCTAAAAGGAGAAAATAATGGGAACACTAACTAAAGAGCAAATTCAAACAGCATACATGCAAGCGTCTAATCGGTATGCTGATTTGAATAATAAAGCGACTGTGGGGCTAGTTGATCACAGCTTGACTAAAGATCAATACAATCAAATTATTCAGGACAGAGATCAAGCCAAGATGGAAAGAGATGGTTTGCTTGACCAGCTTAAGAACTGGGATGCTGACCATTCTGATTCACCTAGCAAGCCAACTAAGTCCACAAATTTAAAAAACACTCATAAAACAAAAGAAGAAATTGCTGCAGAAGCAAGAAAGCAGATTAATAATTTCGTCCACGCCGGAAAGTTCTTGAATGCTGGTGACACTGGTGATGCTGGCACTACAGGTGTGACTAGACCGACGGTTTCACCAACTATTCCGGAACAAATTATTTATAATCCTAATTCTGAGGTTAACTCTGTAGTTGATTTATCAACACTGATTACTAAAACTCCAGTTGTAAATGGTAGTGGTACTTATCCAGTACTAAAGCGTGCTGATGACTCATTTAAGTCTGTAGCTGAACTACAAAAGAATCCAACAATGGCACTACCTGACTTTTCCAACGTAAGTTGGAAAGTTGACACTTATCGTGGAGCAATTCCTATTTCACAAGAAGCTATTGATGATTCTGCGGTTGATGTGTCAGATATTGTTACTCGTCAAATTGGTGAACGTAAAGTAAATACTTACAATGCCGCAATTTCAAAGAAGTTACAAGAATTCTCTGCAGCAAAAGCTAATAAAGATAATCTTGTTGATGCATTTAAGTGGCTGATCAATGTTGGCCTTGATCCAGCATATAATCCGATGCTAGTTGTTACTCAAAGTCTTTATAATGCGCTTGATACTTTAAAAGATGCACAAGGACGCTATATTTTCCATCAAGATATGACTTCAAAATCTGGTGATACTCTGCTTGGATTACCAGTTAAGAAAGTCGGCGATACCTTACTAGGTAAAGCTGGAGAAGCTAAGGCTTTTATTGGTGACCTGGGTCGCGGATTATTCTTTGCCGATCGTCAAAATATCAACATGATGTGGCAGTGGAATGACATATACGGGTACTATTTAGCAGGAGCTTTGAGATTCGGTACAAGTATGGCAGATGAAAAGGCAGGTTATTTCTTAACTGCAGATATTCCAACTCAAGATATTGTCAAGCCTGAGATTACGACCAAGGAAAATCCAGATCTAGTTAAAAAAGAAGACCAAGCTCAAGATACTGGACAACACTAGCTAGGAGTTGATCTAAATGACTGATTCAACTGGCGTAACTGTAGATGACTTGCGGGATTACTTAGCTAGTGATGCACCAGATGAATTTCTGCAACGTCTTATTGATGAAGCTGAGTATGATGCTCATCACATTGTTGGTGATGATATTCCGATTGAGCGTTGCCGGCAGAATCGTGATTTTAACCAAGCGGTTAGAATTCTAGCTGACTATGACAATGCGTCCCGTGGTGCACAAGACAGCCAGGCGCATGCCTATCCTAGATCATTTCTTTATCGCATGAATCAATGCAAATGGACATTGAGGAGGAATGCAGATGGCTCTGAATAAATTTACAGGACGCAGCTTCAATAAATCAATTGTTTTTGGTACAAGTGTAAAGACAAGAGATGAAAATGATGGCTCTGAAAAAATGACGTTTAAACGTCTTCTAGGGCCTTTTCATTGTGCTCCGTATATTCGAACTATGCACCAGAATTTTGAGCTTATGGGCACTAAATTTTCAAATACTCGGCAAGTATCAATCAATCATCAATGGGTTGGTAGCAAACTGACTCGCAAAATGAAATTTGTGTTGCTTGATGGTGAAATTTATCAAATTGTTGATAATGGTTCTGATCAAACAGATAACCCTAATGGTGTTGATATTTTGAGTTTGCAATTAGCTGAAGATATTGAAATGCCAGAAGAGGTGAGTGAAGATGGCTAGCTTTGAAGATCAATTAGATAATTATCGTAAACAATTGTCTAAATTGGTACCGAATACTGAACAAAAGCTTAAAGCTAATAAAGCAGGTGCGGAGGTCTACCAAAAACGTCTTGCTGAGGTTACAAAAGCAAAACACTATTCAAACAAAAAAGATGAAAAGTATGGACACATGGCTGATCATATTGAAATTTCCGATAAAAATAGTGATGAAGTAGCTGATGGCAGTGCAACCGTTGGTTGGCCAAATCGATATCATGCAATGAATGCGATGCGTTTAAATGATGGAACTGTTCACATTAAGGCTGATCACTTTGTTGATATTACTCGTGAAGAAAGTAATGATGCAGTTGTTGAAGCTCAAGCTAAGGCATTGGGCTTTAAGAAAGGCGGCTAGTTATGAAGTTGCCAATTGTACAAGTTGCTGACTTACTTGAAGCTGCTAACTTTGGTTGGGTTGATCCAGAACACATCTATACTACAAATGTCACTCCCGATGAAGATGATTCTGGTAAAACAACATTTATTCGCATTCAAGACGCTGTAGGCCGAATGGCTTACTATGCTAATGATATTGCCTTTGCACAAGTTGCTGGTGTAGAGGTACAAATCTTTTTCAGCAACAAATGGTCGAAATTGACCAAAGGTGAAAATTTAACAATTTATGATGCAAAAGTCGCAGTTTTGAAGAAGTTGCAGGCTAATGGTTGGAAGATTCAAAATCCTTTGAATCCTGATTCTACTGATCCTGATACAGGTCAAAAAACTGCGACTATTTATGTTACAAAAATTTTAGAAATGGAGAATTAGAATGGCAGATACACAAACGACTCAAGAATTAGGGTCATCAAGTCATGGTATTAATCTTGTTACTTTGGCTTTGCTTAATCCTTCTACTGGTACTGTTTTAACGGGTCCTGAAGGCTTAAGTGACAATGGGATTAAGCCAATTTATCAAGGAAATCAAGGTGCTACACAAGCCGAATATCAAAACCTAGAGCGTGAAGGTACTAAGCAATATGCTAATGACACGCCTAAGCGTGTTACTCGCCCTACTCAAGCACCTACTGCAAACTTAACGTTTCTCGACATTGCTTGGGACACTCTTAACAAGATAACTGGATATGAACAAGGTGAAGATGGTGGTTACTCACTTTCTGGTGGCGCTAAGCCATATTTTGCAATGCTCACACGTGCAACTTTTTTAGATGGTTCTTCATTATATGAAGCTTTTGCATGCGCCACTGCAATTTTGCCAACTGGTCAACACCAAACTGATAATGACTCAGAGCAAGATGCTAACGTTGCTTTAACAGTCGACGCTTTCCAACCAATTAATCCTGATGTCTTTAAGCTTAAAAATGGGCATCAAATGCCTTATAGACGTTGGAATTCTTTAGATTCAAAGTTTGATCCTGAAAAGATGATGGCACAAGTGTTCCCTGGATATAAGCCAGATGACACAATGAAAATTGTAGTACCTACTTGGAATGGCACGTCAGTTGCTACTTCAAGCAATGTACCAAGTGTTCAACCTAAGTCAGATAAGTAATTGAAAAGTAGGGTGGGTGTGGTAGGAAAACTAATAACTATTTATCAAGGAACGGGATTCCCATTCCTTTTCTTTCGAAAGGATTATAAAAATGTCAAAAATTATTATCGATACTAAAATTTTGCCAATTAAAGCTGATCAAGTTGAAGTTGTTCCTACAGGCGCAGTAGGTGATATCTCAAGGGAGACCATGATTAAGCTTTTGGAATCAGCTGATCCTAAGGAAAATGAAGAGTATGTTGACTTCATTAAGCGACAAGCAGATGCAAAAAAGGCTGCACTTGATTTATTAAAGTTAGTCTTAGGTTTATCAACCAAGCAAATTGACAAGATCAATTCAGAATTAGAGGAAAGCACTATTGATAACTATGTCGGTTACGTTGAGTCATTACTTCAAGGTTTAGCTACTGGTTCATATGCTGACTTTGAAAAGGCGCAAAAAGATGACGGTGAGGAAGTCACAGACCCAAAATCCGACGAAGACGACGATTAAAACAAATCAACGATTTAAAGGTTCAAGGGCTTCATTATAAAAGATTAAAACGGGATATGTTCTTGATGCATGGGACAGATCCTAAATTGATTGATAATACTGATTATTTTGACTTGATGGAACTTCTAAGCACACCAGATGAAGATCCAATATTCTCAGCTTCTGAACTTTTGAGTCCATCTGCAAATCAAGAACAGAGTTTCTACGATCAGGACGACATTTGGGCTGATGAGTAGATAGAAAGGAGGTAAATATGGTGAAAATCAGCAACATAATGTCGACCACGATCGACATTAATACAATTAAAGCTTCTAATTCACTTAAGTCTTTAGATAGCGCCATTAGAGCTACAACCAATGCATGGAAAGCTAATGAAGCACGTGCTAAGTCAGTGGGTAGTGCCCTTGAAGCGTCTAAATCACGGTATGAAGGTCTAAGCAAAAATATTGAAAACGTTAAGTCAAAAATTGGGTACTTAACGGAGCAACAATCTAAGCTTGACCGAACTACTCAACAAGGACAAGAAGAGTACAATAAGTATGCTAATAAATTAGCGTCTGCTGAAAAGCAACTTGCTTCAATGACTGCTCAGCAAGACCGAGCTAAGCGGTCAATGGACTATCAAAAGACGGGGCTAGCTGGACTGCAGTCGTCTTATAAGTTGCTGAATGAATTAGGCAATAGCCGAATTCAGCGGCTTGAAGCTGAAGGTAGACAATATGAAGCTAATAAGACTAAATTAGCCACTTATCGTGCGTCAATTACTAGCCTAACTAAACAGCAGAAACTGCAGGCTGATGAACTGGTTAGAATTGGCAAAGCTTCTGGCGAAGCTAGTGAAGCTTATAAACGTCAACAAATTAGGCTGAATCAAACTTCAACTACTTTAGCAAAAACTAAAAAAGATATGGATGAATTGTCGGGATCTATGCGTAAAGCAAACCCGACTTTTTTTGATCGCTTAAAAAATAAAATTAGTAGTGTCAACAAAGAAGCTGGTCAAACTCATAAAACTTTTAAAGAAGTATTTGCTGGTTCTTTTATCGGCAACGCTTTGTCAAATGCTGTATCAAACTTAACTGGTAAGCTTAAGGGCGCAGTTAGTGAAGGTATGGCTCTTAATGCAGCTACTGCTAAGATCAATGCTCGTTTTAAGAGTATGGGCATGTCTGCTAAAGGTATTGAGACCTTAGATAAGCAAATTGGTGACTTAAAGGCTCAAACCAATATGACTGGTGATAATGTAGCCAATTTGCAGACTAAGATGCTCAACTGGTCAAACATTGGTACTAAGGGTGCCATGCAAATGACTAAGATGATTGCTGGTGTTGGTGACTCATCTAAACTATCTGGAGACCAAATTGAGCAGATGGGTGCAAGCCTGATGCGTGTTGGCTCTACTGGTAAAGTAACTTATTCGGCTCTAAATCGAGTTACTAAGTCAGCTCCAACATTTATGGCACAATTGGCCAAAGGTGCCGGCATGTCAGAAGACAAACTTAAGGCAATGCTTAAAACTGGTAAAGTTACGCAAACTCAATTCCAGAAGTGGATGGCATCAGCTGCTAAGTATTCTGACACTGCCTTCAAGGGTTTTAGCTCCACACAAGGTGGGGCGCTTAAGTTTATGCAAGTTAGATGGCAGAAACTTGAGCAGACAATGACTAAGCCTCTTTTTGATGCTAAGACCTCAGGCTTGCAAGCATTAAAAGATATCATGGCTAGTCCAGAGTTACTTAAGGGTGCTAATGCAATCGGTAGTGCCTTGTCTTCAACCATTGGCTATATCGATAAGCACAAAAAAGATATTGCCGGTATTACCTCCGACGTTACTCATATTGGTACTGAATTAGGTAAAGATTTATGGAAAGATATCTCTGGAATTATTGGAGATATCGGTAAGTCTTTTGGCTTAATTCATGGTAATACTAAGAAAACTGAAGATCCTCTTCACATGGTCAAGCTTACAATGGATGGCTTGGCCAAAAATAAGACTGCAATTCAATGGATAAGTAAAGCTATTATTGCAATGGCTGCAGTTAAAGGACTTAAAGCCATAACCAGCCCACTTACTGATTTAGCAAATATCAAGATTGGCGATAAGTCGTTAATTGGAATGCTGGCCAACGGCGGTTTGAAATTCGGCAAATGGATGCTTCATCCGATTAAGAATGCAACAGACGCAATGGATACACTTAAAATCCATATGTGGAATATGCATGATCGAATTGAGCCGTTGACTAAGGCTTTTAAGAGTGGCTTTTCCAAGATTGGCAAATTTGGGCAGTCTTCCTGGAAAGCTATTAGTAAAGCTTGGGGCAAAGCAAGTGATTTAGGTTCTAAAGCTGGCAAAAAAATTGCCAAAGGCTTTAGAGCAACTGGCGATAGCCTATCCAGAGCTAGTCGTTGGAGCTGGAAGAAGATTAGATCAGGTTTTGACGGTGTTAAAACCTTTGGTCAAAAGTTAGGTCAGCAATTAGTTGCTGGATTTCAAAAATCTATTAAAGTTGGCCGAGGGCTTTTCACGCAAAAAGGTGGAGCAGGCCCTTTAAATGGCTTGTTACAGTCAGCACATTCTGCCGGCGGATTTAAAAATCTTACTACTGCAGGTAAAGTTGGCACTGCAGCGGCTAGTGTAGGTGTTGCTGTAGATGCTGCAACTTCAATTGTCAAAGGTATCAAGGATAAGGTCGGTTCACGTAAGCAGTATGAAGACATCGGTACTGGTGCAGGTAAAGCTATCGGTGGTGGTATCGGTCTTTGGTTTGGTGGCCCTTTAGGTGCTGCAATTGGTGCCAAAATTGGTGATGTTGTCGGCAAATGGGGCGGTGACGCTGTTAAGAGTTTCCAGAATGGCTGGAATAAGAAAAAGCCACCTAAGAATTTCTGGAGCTTGGAAAATCTCGGCTGGTCTGCTCATAACACGTTCAATAAAATTGGTAAATGGGGTTCTGATGTAGGTAAGAAGTTTGGCCAAAGTCTAAGTAAAGGCAAGTCATGGGTTAAGAAAAACTCAAAAGAACTTGCTTTAACTGCAGTTAATCCGATTGCCGGCATTCCTACTTTACTTTATAAGAACGATCCTAAGTTTAGAAAATGGGCTAATGGAGTTGGTAAGACTTTCAAGAAAGGTTTTAATTCTGCAAAGAAGTCAGTAACTAATTTCAATAAATCTGTTTCTAAAAATGTAAGCAACTTTAATAAGTCTGTTGGTAAAAAATATAGACAGATTACAAGTGGCATTGGTAAAACCTTTAAGAAGGGTTGGGATATTGCGTATAAGCACGCTTCAAAAGGTACTAAACAAATTATGCGTAGTACTGAGAAGTTTGCTAAGAACTATATCAAAACCAACAAGAAGGCTAATTCCGAAACTGCTAAAAACTTTGGTAGCTTTAGCAAACGACTAAAGAAGAATCATGGCAATCTTTTTAAGACGCTTGGCCAAACTGCAAAAACTCAATTAAAGATTGAGCAGAAGCGTTGGTCAAGTAATTGGAAGAATATCAAGACTACTGCAGCTGGCATTTGGAAAGGTTTGAATCAAAACGCCTCTGGTATGTACAAGAAGCTTGATACTGCCACGCATGGAGGCTTAGGTAAGGTCTTTAATGGCTTCAAAGATTTTGGCAAAAATATCAAAAACTGTTGGGATGGCTTATGGAAAGGCATTACTAAGACTTTTGATGATACTGTCAAAGGTCTTCAAGATGCTGCAGGTAATATCCAGAAATTCTTTACTGGTAAACTAAAAGTTAGCAACATTCACCTAGCCAGCGGAACCGATTGGAAAAAGAAGTATGGCTATCCTGCTATTTTAAATGATGGCCATGATTCACCAGCAACAGGGAATCGGGAAGGATTGATTCATGCTGACGGTTCCTTGGAAATCTTACGTGGTACTAATATCAAACGTTGGATTTTTCCCGGCGAGGATGTAATTAATGCTCATGATCTTGCTACTTTATTTGATCGTGGTGTTCATCTTGCTAATGGTACTGTCAATTTGCGGCGTAACAGCAAATCAAGCAAATTATTATTTAAGAATAATAGCTTAATTGAAAGAGCTTTAAAGCTTTATAAGGCTGAGGTAAAGAAGCGCGATAAGCGGAACAAAGATCGTAAAGATCATAGAAATAAACTTGATCGCAAACGTGAGCAAAAGAATTCCAGTTCCAAGGCTGAAAGAGCAAAAGCCGCAGTCAGAGCCAAAAAAGAACAAGCGCAGCTTAAAAAGTTAGGCGATAGGATTTCGTCAGCATTAAAGCATAAGAATGGTAATGAAGTTCACCGTCTGACTGCTGAATTTAATCGTTTAACTAAAAAATATTCTGCAGATAAGAAGGCCTCTAAGAAGCCTGATCCTCATGCTGGTAAAGTTCTCGTTGATCAAGGCTTGCTGATTGGAGCTAAATCCAGAATTGGTCATTCAGTTTACATTAGTAAGAAACTTTTCAAGCAACTTATTGATAATCTGAATAAGAAATCTAAAAAGACTAAGAGAAAAAAGACCAGATCAACTAGAAAACGCAGAAGTACTCGTCGTAGAACTGCTAGATCAACTAGAGCCACGCGAAGACGTATGACCACAAGAAGGCGATCTACGTCTACTAGGACAAGATCTACTAGTTCTGGTGTTTCAATTAAGGCTTCAGTATCTGGTGGTTCTGCAGTTACTTCATTAGCTTCTGCTATTAAGGCACTTAAGTCAAAATCAGTGAAAATCACTGCTAAAGCTTCAGGAATCAAAACAGTAGCATCACTAGCTAAAGCTTCTAAGAAAATTAAGGGTAGCAGTCATAAAGTAACTGTTAAAGCTTCAGGGGTTAAAGCCCTTACTAAGCTTTATAAGGCTACCAAAAAGATTAAAGGTAAGACTCATAAAGTTAAAGTAAAGACTTCAGGAACTAAAGGCCTTAAATCTTTACAAAAGAACATTACATCAGTTCATAAGCACATTGATTCCTTAACTAAGGCAGCGAAGAAAGATAAATTTGGTAAAGACATTGCTAAGCAAGCAGAAGAGGCCGTTAAATCTTTAAAGGGCAAGGGCAACTTCGCCAAACAATTCGAGTCAATGACCAAGAAGTTCAATAAAGACTTAAAGAACATGACTAAGAATTCCAAGAAAGAATTCAAGTCTATGTGGTCAGACATTGAACATCAATCTAAGACTGGACAAAGCCGACTTACTCATGAGATGAGTACTTTTTCAAGTCACTACAAGAAGGATTGGACTTCACTTGAAAATGGTGTGCATCGGGTTTTCAGTCAATTCTGGACTAAGATGAGAACTACTGCTGGTCGTGGAGTTAATGGTGTTCTTAGAATTGTTAACTCTGCGGTTGGCAAAATTGATACTGTTATTTCAGACTTTGGTGGGTCCAAGACTGCAGTTAAACAAGTTGGCTTAGTTCACTATGCTTCAGGTACTGGCGTATTTGGTTCTTCAATGAGAAGAGCGATTACCAGACCGACCCTTGCTGTCTTAAATGATGGGAACGATTCACCAGAGACTGGCAATAAAGAAACTATCTGGAACAAAGCAACGAATACTTTCGGAGTCGTGCAAGGTAGAAATACTCCGATGCTGCTTGGCCCTCAGCATGAAGTTTTCAATGCAACCGAATCGAAGCTTTTAGGTTTTACCCATTTTGCTTCAGGTACAGGTGCATTAAAGAAACTTTATGAAATTGCTAAGCATAATTGGGAGCATCCTACCAAGACAGGACAATCGATGTTCAATGCTGTGTCTGGCTTAACCGGAGCTATGAAAGATTTAGCTCAAGGGATGCGGTCTAAGAGTGAAAACCAAGGCGTAGCATGGTGGTCTCAACTATGGAAAATGGTTGAGGACAAAGTTAATGATGATGATCTTGGTCCTGCATCTGGTTTATTAAAAGCAGTTGAGGAACTTGGTCAAAACAAACACTACAGTCAAGGCAAAAGAATGTCTAAGTTTTTTGCCGATTGTTCAAGTTTGGTCTCAAGAGCTTTGTCTAAGTATTATCACGCAAATTGGGCTACTCCTAATGGCTGGGCATTGACCGTTGCAGGGCTGTGGCAACATGCACATAGAATCTCTAGATCTGAGGCTAAACCAGGTGATCCTGTTTTCTGGCTTCCTGATACTCACGTAGGTATCTATGCAGGTCATGGCAGATATTATTCTGCTTATGGTCCTAATGATGGTGGCCCAGTTGGTATGCAAGCAGTTGCTCCAGGAGCTACTTTTGGTAGATTTAATGGTCTTAATACTGAAGGAAGCAAATCTAAAGGCGTTAAGATCAAAGCAAATACTGCCCTTCAAAAGAAAATCAGGGGTCAAGTTGGTCGAGGATTTTGGAAGACAATTCAAAAAATCGCTGATAAATACGGCGAAAATGCTGGTATGGTTGGTGCATTTAAGCTTGGCGGTGATGTTACTCAACGCGCTAGAGCAATTGCGAATGCGTTGAAGAAAGCTGTTCCAGGAGCAACTCGTGAAGGTCTAGCTGGTATTATTGGTAGCTGGGTATTTGAATCCGGCGGTTTGAATCCTTCTGCTATTAACCCTAATGGTGGGGCAGCTGGTCTAGGACAATGGCTTGACCGTAAGCCTCTCTTGCTGGCTTATGCTAGAAGACACGGCAAGAGTTGGAAAAATCCATCTTTGCAATTAGACTTTGCTCTTCATGGCGATGATTCACAAGATACTGCAACTTTTAAGCGTATCTTGAAGAGCCACGGCAGTGCTACATCATTAGCTTATGCTTTTTCACGTGAATGGGAACGTGGTGGATTCGATGCACAACATGCATCTGCTGCTGAATCTATTTACAAAGCATTACATGGTTATGCTAATGGTGGAATTGTCAATACGCCTCAACTTGCAATGATTGGTGAAGGTCGTGGACCTGAAACAGTCATTCCTTGGGATATCAGTAAGCGTTCCAGAGCATATCAGCTTATGAATGCAACATTAGCTCAATTTAAACATGAAGATGGAAATGATGTAGCAGATAGAAGAAACAGCAAATCTGATGAGGAAAGCCGAGAATTTAGAGAAACAGTTGTATTGCTTCTGCAGCAACTTGTAGAACAAAAAGATGATAAAAAAGAGAAGGAAGAGCACGACTTTATGCAAGGCGTGCTTTTACTTTTGCGCCAGATCTTTAATAAATCGTCTGTTGCTAACATCAAGCTTACAACTCCCGCAGGTAGAACCTTGTGGGAAGTTGTTGAGCCTTTCAGTAAGGCAGAACAAAGAGCTGCAATGATCAAATTAAGGAGGGGATTAAGTGGACGTTGAGTATTCAGGTTTAATTTTTCAAGGAAAGAATTCAAGAGACTTAGGTTTTACGGTGCAATATCCGTTTAACCTAGTTCATCCGGTAGCTGACCTTGATGCTACTCACATCAAAGGTCGTAACGGTGACTTTTTGCAAGATGATAACTCTTATCAGAATGTCACTGAAACTTTCACTATTGAC